CTCTCGGTGCTGGGGCTCTCACTCGCTACAGGAGCCAAGACGAACGGTCTCTTGCGCCTTCACTTTGACCGTCTGGCTGTCGCCATCGATCTCGATCATGTGGGTGCCGGGCAGCATGTACAGCGTGACTTCCTGACAGCGGCTGCCCTCGCGCTTGGGAATCACCACCTGCCCCAAGCTCGGCAAAAGTCGCGCGACGGCGGCCTGTGCCTCGGCATAGTCCTCGGCGGCGGCGCGGGCGGGGAGGTAGCGGGCGATCAAGCCTTGAACGGCGCGCTCGGCTTCCTGGATGGCTTGATTTTCTTCGCGCTGCGCCTTGGCTAGCCCTTTGCTGGCGCTGCTGGCCCTGCCCTTGGCGCTGGAGCTTTTGTCCAGGCTAGCGGTGTATTTGGCGACTTGCTCGCTTACCCAAGCTTCGTCCTTGCCTAGAGATTTGGCAATTTCCTGGTATTTCTTGGTCGCCTCGGCAACTTGATATTGCCGCTTGACGGAAGCGTCATAGGTGCCGTTAAGCTTGAGTAACGACTGGTTGGCCTCATCGATAACGGCCCGGTGCTTTTCATATCTCGCAACAGCGTCATCTCCCATGGATTGCGCTTGAGCTTCACCCAGCTTTTTTGACGCGGCGGCGGATTGCTCCAGCCCTCTTGCAAAGGCGAATTGCTCCTGGGATACCTGCTGCAAGGTCTTCAGCTTGCCTTCGACGTTCGCGGCCCACTCCGTTAATGGTGCGAATGCGCTTCCTGAATGCTCTTCAACCTGACGCACAGCATCTGCATAGTCCTGAACGGCGCGCAGGCGACGTTGCTCCATTGATGCTAGTTTTTCAGCATCATTGGCGAAGGTGGTGAGGCCAAGCCCGTCCCTGGCATTGGCCGCAGCAGCAAGGGCATTGGCCAGTCCGCGCGCCAATTCTGTGGCGCCCGCCAAAGCTCCCCCGAGAAGTGTAGTAGCGTCCGTAACTCGATCGAAGCCGACGGCCACATCACCCATGGCGTTAGTAAACTTGTTCCATTCCGCCTGCAGGCCAGTAATGGCCTTGCCATCGTCATAAAAGGCGCGGAGCTGGCTGGCCAGGCCTGGCACGATATCCGTCACCAGGATCTCGCCCTTGGAGATCATCTCCTTCATCTGCTCGACGGTCATTCCCATGCCGTCGGCGGCCAGCTTCATGCCGCTAGGGATACGGTCGGTGACTTGGCGCAGGTCTTCTAGGTTGGCTGTGGTCTGGCCCATGAGCTGTTCCAGACCCAGTAAAGCGCCCTGAGTGTCGGCGCTACTTTTTCCAAGCTTGGCCATGGCCAGTGCCACAGCCTCAAAGATGTCGCGGGTTGCCTGGCCTTCGAGCGAGGTGCCTTTAGCGGCGGCGGTAAGGCTGACGTAAGCTCCCGATACGTCATTCACCGAAAGCCCCATGCGGTCCGCGGTGGCCTTTATGTAGTCCATCTCTGCGGCGGCGGCCTGGGTGGAGCCGGTGACGGCGGTCAGACTGGTTTCTAGGCGATGAGCATTTTGAGTGGCATCGATGAAGGCCCTTGTTAGTTCGGCAATACCGATCCCCGCGGCGGCGGTCACGGCCAGGCTTTTGAGTTGGCCGGTGAGGGTGCCAAGCCCGCCGGAGGTGGCGTTATTGGCCGCCCGGTCAAGCCCGTTCACCTCCCCCTGAACCCGGCGCAGGCCGGTAATTGCGGCGCTGCCGTCGGCGTTGATGATGAGGCTGAGTCTCATGCTACCGGCCATGGCTTAGCTCCTGGGGGGTGAAGGATGGGGAATGAAGAATGGGGGATGAAGGAAAGGAGGTGGAGCCTCCTATCCTTTTCCTCACCTTAGTCGAGCCATCGGCGGCCTGAGCATGGCGGATTTTTCCTTGGCGCGCTCCTGGGCTAGGCGCTGGTGCGTCACCTGTAACTGGGTCCGTTCCAAAATTTGGATATCGGCGAACAGGCCCTGGCGGTCTTCCTGGGGCAGGGCTTGCAGATCCATTACCGCCTTTACCCCGGCATAGTCCAGGCCGGTGGGGACGCCGTTCAGGCCGGCATGGCGCCATTGGGTATCACAGGCCAAATAGAGCATGATGGCCGGGACGTTTTCAGGCCATAGTTCAACGGCGCCGCATTGGCCGCACCAGGTGCGCTCACCGCGTGATTCCATGCACACGCGGCAGGTGCTGGCGCCATGGGTAGGGCCTTGAGTGGCTGCCTGGCTGGACTCGCCGGGGGCATCCAGCCGCCAGCGCAGCCAGGCGATTAGTTTTTTCGGCGCCCATCTTCGTCCAGTTCTTTGATGGCCTGGCGGACCGCTTTTACCACCCAGGTGCCGATGTTCAGGAGGGCGCGCAGGCGCTCTGGGCTATAGGCCAGTGGCTCGCCGGCCTCGTCGCAGATGTCCGCCCAGTCGGTGACGCGGAGGACGATGCGATCCAGGTCGCGCTTAATGGCCTCCGGGGTGATGGCGTCCGCCATGGAGATGAACTTGGCAAGCATGGCGGCGGCGGAATCTACCCCTCCCTGCTCAGTTTCGGTTTTGAGTCGCTCTACCTGTTCCGTGATGGCGGACTGCATGATTGCGGCGTTTTCCGCATGGGATATTAGTTTGACCCGCAACTTGATGCGGGCCTCGCCGTCAGGATCGGGGAGGCGGATGGTAAGCCAGGATTGGCGGTCTGCTTGAAGTTTGAACATGGTCAGTCTCGGTCAGTGTTGGTCAGAGGGTGGTCAGTAAGGGCGCGGCGCCCGTCCCGGAGAGGAGAGGACGGGGCGCCGCTACCCGGCGACTGACCGGCGCCGGGATCTGGTTACGCGATCAGGGTATCAGCCAGGGGCGACAGGAGCACGGCGAGCAGGCCCTTGTCGGTGCTGCCTGACTTATAGCCAGTGAAGGTAAATGACACCTCCATGCCTCCTGGGCTGGTAATCGGCGGGGTCGCTAGCTCGATCTGGGCATGATCCAGCTTGATGGACAGGTTTTCGTTGCCGGCGGAGCCGCCTAGACCGTTTCCGAATGTGAAGATCACTTCCAGGGCGGTATCGGTGCGGGCCGCGGCCTTGTCGATGTAGCCGCTGAAAAGATCGGTACTGACGATAGCGGTTACCGACCCGGAGACATCGGCGAATCCTTCCGGCGAGTCCATGCGTTCACCGCCACCCCCCAGGGCATAGCGGGAACCGTCCATGTTATTGTTTATAGTGAATTGCACGCTCTTCAGCGTGGTAACGGTCGAGCCACCCACTTTCACCGTGCAGTCGGGGGCAAACCAGCCCGTATGGCCGGGATCGGCCAGGGAGGCATCGAGGACGGCGGACGCAATGGCATATTTTGCGCCCTGCAACTGCATGGACAGGGTGGCTGCGCCTTCCTGGGGGATGTCGATCGTTGCCTGACCTACGCGACAGCCCAGAAAATGCTCGACCTTGCTGGCGATATTTGCCGTCCAGTCCCTTTCCACAATCAACCCCGTCGGCAGGGCCTTGGGTCGGAACGTGTGGGTATAGGGGGCTGAGGCGCCAGTGGTCACCGGGGCGCCGAGGACGTGACGCAGGAAGAAACCGATCGTTTCGGGCGCCAACTCGACGTTCAGGTTACCTGAAACGTCATAATTGCCCACGCCAGGGCGAGGGCGGGAGCGGTCTGAGCTAATGGTGTTGGGCTGGACGTTGTTGCGGGAAGCGGCCAGGGAGCATTCGGTGTAATAGGCAAGCATGCCCTTGGTGACGCTGGTGGTGCTTTTGTAGGTGACCTCATCATAGAGGGCGACCTTGACGGCTGAGCCTAAAACGGACATGGCTTAATCCTCGGGAACGGAATCTTGTGGGGATAGGGTGGAGGCGGGCATGGTCTCCGCCGGGGTAGAAGCGGCGCCCGTCACGCGGACAAAGCCTCGGGCCAGTAGGCGAGCGGCGGTGTCTGGGTCCACCAGGTAGGTGATGCCGGTCGCGTAAGCCCCGAAGGCCATGGGCCAGGGGCCGGGGTGACGAATAGCGACCTGATCGGGGGCTGGTGTCTTTTTGGCGTGTGTCATGCTTGGTCTCCGGACAGATCTGGCTACGGCAAGCGGTTGCGTAGAGTCCTGCCGCGGCCCGTTTCGTAGTACTCCAGCCAGGCCAGGCGGGCGCTTGGGTCTTCACCTAAATCAAATAGGCGGCCGCCGGTGTAGCGCAGCGGTTCCCAGTCGGTATCCAGGCGTGCGCCGTCCAGGGCATCAAACACCGCCTCTCTGAGGTCGCGCATTCGTCCCAGACGGGTCTGCCCGTCGTCTGGGGTAGCGTCGCGTAGCTCCAGCAGCAGGCCCATGATGTCGGTGAATTGCCCGTTGTTGACCTGGGTGCGGTCGTTGTAAACCAGGATGGCGATGGGGCTCCGCGCGGCGCGGGCGCGGGCCACGTCTTGGGCGGTACCTACCTGATAGATGGCAATGGATGGTGTGGCCTCGGCCAGGGCGGTTGCCAGGGCCTCCACGATCAGGTCTGGGTCGAAGCAGGGGGTCATGGGCTTAGAAGCCCCGCCCCGCGGCGGCGGCGACGGTGGTCAGGACGACGGCATTGGCGCT